ACCTGCCTTTGCTTTCTTAGCCTCTTCCTGCATTTCCTTGATTTTGTCTTCCTGTTCGTCCAACTGCTCAAGGAGAGCCATATACTTTTCTAAATCGATTTCGACTTCGTTTCTACTGTTATCTTTTTGTTCTTCAGCCATTTTTTATCCTTATATTAAAAATTAAAAAATCACTTCACGAAATCATAATCAATCTATTTTCTGTTCTGTTCTTGTCTACGGAGTTTTTCTTCTTCTAAAAAATTAAGTAGTAAACTCATGTATATCTCTCTTTCCCAAGGCATCATTTCTTCTAACTCAGTTAACGAATACTTGTGGTGTTGCATCAACTGAAAGTTAGAATTTAAATAACTAACTAGGCTTTCATGAGAAAGAGCCACTAAAAAAAATTTTGTAATCCCCTTAACTCAGTAACCTGTTCAGTACCACAAACTTTACACGCCCAATCAATATCTTTTGCAAGATATGGTACATTCTCAAAAAATTTGTTAATCGTTTCTACTTGTGCAATAGTCAAAGATTCAACAAAGTTTAAAAGTTCAACATCACTAATTTCATCTGCATTGTATACTGTTTCTTCATCATATACAGTTTCGATTCCTATTTTTAGCAAGTTAATAAGTTTATCAGTTTCGTCTGCACCATCAGTATCTGCCTTGGCAAGTTGTTTTGCATTTGGAATACGAAGAGTTACACCTAGTGTATCATTTAACTTAATATCATTTCCAATTTCTTCATCAGGTGTTCTGACTTCTACTGTTGTTAAATCTACTGCTTCTCTTCCCCTACCATCGCAACTTATATTTTTGCAAAATACTGGAACCTCAACTGATTCACCTACTGATTTAGCTCTAATTTGTAAAAACAAATATTCCAAATCATGCATTGGTAACTTTTCTGCATCTACTTGTTTATCAGTTACTTCACTAATAAGATTCTTAACTGCATTAACAATGTCAACAGGGTTATCACTTTCTCTCGCAATTAACAGATATTTCTGTTCTTTAACTAAGAACGGACGAAATTTTACTTCAGTTCCATCATTAAGTTTACACCTATGCGTAGGCGCTTTTTGGATTGGTAATCCCATAATTTACTCCATATTGTAATTAACCACCACCAAATATATTACTAATTTGTGATGTTCTTGTGTCTAGGTTATTTAAAGTTTTACGGACTTTTCCTTCTTTACCGAACCTACTTAATAGATTACTACCGTCAAGTAGTGCATCTAATAATACTCTTCCTTTATTTAGGAAACTTCTTTTAGGTGCTGGAACGTATTTTGATTCCCAATACCTATAAGCAAATGTGCAACTAAATTTCATTATTCCTTCTTCGCCCATACCTAAATCTTGGCTATCAAAAGAAATTGGATACGCATCTACAAGTGTGTATTCTAATGCATTTCTTTTTGTATCTTCTGAATCTTTTCTATCTATTCTATGTTGAATAACTTGAATAGTTGATTTATAATCATCATACCAGTTTAAGTGTGGGAACTCTTGATTTGCATAAAAACTATTATTTTTATATGATTCTTTTATGTTTATATCTTTGAGTGCATCAGGTCTATTGTCCATATGGTTTCTTGTAGGACTTCCACTGTATATAAGTGATAACCAAGCTTCTATAATTAATCTATCTGCAAAGCTTTGGTCGCATAAAAAAGTAAAGTCTATAGTTCCACCATCGTCTACTGTACCTGTAGGCATTTGTCTTTCTGCACCAAGTTCAGACCAACTGGTAGTGTCTACAGACCTTCCAGGCAATGATGCAGATTCACATCTAATACCCATCATGTTTGTTTTTGGTCTCTTTGCTACCACTCCTACTTGACCATGTTTGTCAGAGGGGTCGTCTTTTGAAAAATCTATAGTTCTTTTGTTGGAAGTAAACATATTTGGTAAAAAGAATCTAACGTCATACCTGTTTGCTCTTGCGCCTACATCAAAACTATATTTTAGTTCGTCTACTGTACTCATATTTGTTTCCTAGAATTTGCATATACCGTATTTGTATTAACATTACCAAAGTCTGCAGTCGGTAACATTGCAGCCACGTCCCAATAATCTTTTTGTATCTCCATAGGCACTCTTTTTATTCTACTATAAAGGTATCTCTTTACACATGGTAATGCAGGGTTTAGTCTTGATACTGCTTGAAAATAGTTGTAATCCACCTCTACACCTGTTTCAGTTGGTCTTTTATATAACTCTTCTAATAAGTCCTGCCTTGCCATTGGTGGAATATAATGTAGGTTAATTGCGTAAAATCCACTGTCAACAGTTCTTGTATCAAAAGGAATTATCAAAGGGAACCTATCAAACCAAGGCAACTTTGCTTTGGTTTTTGCATCATAAAACATCATATACATATTCCCTTCTACAATGTTTCCCACTTTAGTACCGTCAAGGTATATCTTTTCATTTTGCCTTCTATCAAAGATTCTTCTAATGTTTGTCCTAAACCATTCCAATGCAAGTTGTGAATGCTTACCAACATCTTCGGGTTTAAGATTTTCTAACTCTTCAAAAATAGTAGACATAATACTATTTATACTCAAGTAAGGTGTTCTTCGGTTAATATTCTGAAATTGTATTTACGATTTTTACAGTACTCTTCTGCGGCTTTGAATTTTGCTTGATTAACCCCGTAGGTTGCAACTTCTTTAAGATACCTTTGGGTTTTTCTTTTAGGAACTTTGGGTGGTTCACATTGTCTTTTGGGTTTTACTTCTATAATTTCACGTCTAACTGTACCCGATACATTCCTAACTTTAATATAGAAGTCGGGGAAGTAACGGTGTACTCTATTATCAATAGGGGAAACATATGGAATAACAATCTCTTCACTATTCCATTCTAGTATAGAAGGTGTGTTATCGCAATAATGCATAAACCTACGTTCCCATAGAGAACGATAGAAGACCTTTGTAGGGTCTCCTTTATATTTTTTATGATTCTTTGGACGAAACCGACCTTTATATGACATAAATAACAATAACTCTATAATAAAATTAACTTTCAGGAATATTTATATCACATGGGATTAAGTAAAATAATTAAAAAGGTAAACAAAGCAAAGTCTGCCGTCAAATCAGTAAAAGGTATAGGTGCAAAACTAAAAAGTTTACAATACGATAGTGTAACAGACCAACTTGGAGTTAGTGCCGAACAAGCTAGAGCCTACTTAGAAAATTCAAGAAAAAACGCTAAAGTTGTTAATCAAAATGAGAAAGCGAAACTAGCAATGGCGAAGCAACCTTATGAGATTTCTGAAGACCTTATATATCCTTTAAATGATACACTACCTAATTACTTGGTTTTTACTATACTACCAAGAAGAAATAATTCAAAAAGAGTAGCAACAACAATAGGTGGTAATAAAGATAACAATCAAGCAGGCACTTTTCCTAATGTGTTTGGAGACGGACAAACAAGAGATATTCTTCTTTATGTTCCTGATGGCACAACTTCCGATTCTAGTGTTTCTTTTGGTGATGCAGATTTTAGTTTAAGTAAAAGAATGATGAATCATGTAGTAGAAGGATATAAAGAAGCGGGTTTTGGTAAAGCTCTAGAAGCTGGTGGTGCAGGTTTTAACCAGTTAATAAAAACACAAATGACAGCATTTATGAATGGACTAACGGGTGGTATTCAAAATGTTAAAGAAGGTCGTGCAAAAAATCCAATGACAGAAGCAATGTTTGAAGGTATATCCTTTAGAACCCATAAGTTTGATTATGAGTTCTGGCCTAAAAGTGAGTTAGAAGCACAAATGGTTCAAAGAATAATATACTCATTTAGAACTGCTATGTTACCTGATACATATGGGGAAAGATTTTTTACAAAAGATAAAGAAGCTAGTGGAACGGGTAACAGACATAAAGATAGTGATGAAAACTATTTTAACTTTCCTAATGTAATTAATATATCATACGAAGGGCCTCTTGAACAAAGACTAGATGGGTTTTTACCATGTGTATTGACTGATATGTCAGTTGATAATTTTAATGGTAATAAAGTTGCAATGATAGGAGACGGTTATCCTGTATCAACTTCAATTTCATTATCCTTCCAAGAAATTAAAATTCTTACTCAAGAATCATATCAACATATATCACCTCTTGGAAATAAAGCAATTTCACCTATGAAATCTAGGACACCTGATGCTGATACTAAAACTTAGGACATATTATGGCAAATAAATTATTTCAAAATTTTCCTAAAATACAATATACTCTTGAAAGTGGTAAAGTTATCACTATTAAAGATTTTTTCCGTAAAGCTAAGATAGAGTCTGCATCATTAGATTCTATTATAGAATATCAATACTATGAAATAGAAGAAGGAGAAAGACCCGATATAGTTGCAAGTAAATTATATGGAGATAGTGATTTACACTGGACATTTTTTTTAGTAAATGATTTTGATAATTACTACGATTGGTTTATGGAATATGAAACATTTGAAAACTATCTAAATGAAAAATATCAAGGTCAATGTTTAGTTGCAACAAATACAACAGATATAGTTTCTGCAAGTTCTAAATTTCTAGTTGGTGAAACCGTTACGTCAAACGTTGACGGTAAAACAGCAAGTGTTTTAAGTGTAGACCCAATACACAAGTGTCTTACAGTACTTGGAGATAATATAGAATCAGGAGAAACAATTTCTTCTCATGATAAAGACGGAAATGTTGTGAAGTCTTTTACCGTATCTTCTGTATCTGATTCAAAAGACGGTGTTCACCACTATGTAGATAGTTCAGGAAATAGAAGAACATATGGTGGAACAGGATATACACCAGTTACACACTATACTGAAGAATTCGAGGAAAACGAAAGAAAAAGACAAATTAAGATTATTAGTCCTAGCAAGATAACAGGAGTCTTGAAGGAATTTGAACGAATAATGTCAAATGAGTGATACAACATTAAAAACAACAAATAGTTATGAAGAACTCTATGACCTAGAGTTTGCAGTTCCTTTTGATTTAAGGTCAATACATTTGGTCAATCAAGAACAAATGTCAATAAATCTCAGAGAATTAATTTCAGGCTTCCAATTATATGAAAGTATACAAGATAAGTTTATATCGGGAGAAGTTATATTTGTAGATGGTGTAAACCTTCCAAAACTTTTTAGATTTACAGGACAGGAATACATTCGTATTTCAATGAGTGATGGAAGAGAAGACTCACCACTACATGATATGACATTTCGAGTAAGTAAACAAACGAATCAAGTTAGAAGTGAAGCTGGAATACTGCAAGGGTATAAATTAAATATTGAAGACCCTTCTTTAATTAAAGCATATACAAAAAGAATTAGTAAAGTACTTAGAGGTAAACAAAGTGATATGCTAAAAAATGTTTTATTAAAAGGTAGTGAAAATGATAAAAATACTTTAGGTTTATCAGAAGATGATTTAGGAGTTTGGGAAGACACAGAATCTGATAACAATCAATTTATATGCCCAAACTGGACGATAATGAATGCTATTGCCCATTTTGTAGAAGACGCTGATTATAGTACTGATTCACTTTGGAGAAATGGTATGTTTTTCTATCAAACGTTTGACGGCAAGTTTAATCTTAAGTCTATAGATGAAATGTGTAATACAAACGAAGATGATATTCAACATTTTGTTTATAAACCAGTCTCAGGTGGTCTAGATGCATTGGATACAGATAAAAAACAAATACTCGAAGTAACTAAACCAATTAGTTTCAATACAATTAGGGGAACAATATCAGGTATGTATGCTTCTAAATCTGAAACCTATGACCCAATAACAGGAGTGGTAAAAGAGAACGTATATGATATAGAAGAAACTATAGGTAGAGGAAAAAGTCCTCACGTTACAAATCAAGGGGCACCAATTTTAAGAACTCTTACAAGTTTACAGGTAGGAGAAGAATTAGGACTATCTACAAAAGACGTAGAAAGTGGAATGGACGTACCTGAAGTTATACAAATTTCTAAGTGGAATAACGAGGCACCGAATAAACAAAAAGACAATCTCATATTATACAATCATAATCATAATCATGATTTTGATAACAACAAAGATTTTTCTTCAAATGATGTTTTTGTAGGAGATAAAGTTACAAACAATTCAAAATTAGAAAGACTAGCTTTAAAGGAATTATTAAAACAGGAAATAATTTCTATAATACTTCCTATTAGAACAGACGTAAGTGTTGGTAACGTAGTTCAGTTGCAAATTCCTGAACCCGAAGTCCAAGATGAAAAATCTGATAATAAAGATTTAATAAATGATAATAGATATTTGGTAATCAACTCTTGTATTACTGTAAACAATGCTAAGCATAAAGGTTCTTTACACTTAGAGTGTGTGAAAGAAACTTTTAGTAAAATTACTCAGGAAAAACTTTTACAAATAAAAGAAAAGGCATCAACTCCATATGAACATGGAATAGAATAATTATGAAATTATATTACGGAGTAGTTGAAGATAGACAAGACCCATTAAAAATTGGTAGGGTTCGTGTTCGTGTACATAATGTCCATACACACGATAAGAACTTAATTTCAACACCCGACTTGCCATGGGCTCATGTTGTTTTACCAACAACTTCTGCAGGGTTATCAGGATTCGGAACTCAACACGGACTCGTAGAAGGTTCTACGGTACTTTTATATTTTAAAGACGAACCGAAAAATCAACAACCAGTAATTTTGGGTTCAACTACAGGTATACCAGTTGAACATATTAAAGAAAGTTCTGAAGGTGAATTGCAATATAGAAATGTTCAACATGGATTTAATGACCCAAGAAGATTAACTAGTAGTGGATATGATGGAACACCTGATGGGAAAAATCCTGAACACTCTTCAAAGAGAGGGTTTGGATTAGAAAAAGGATTAGACACTGCACCAAAAAAACCTAAAAAGATTGAAGTAAACCCTCGTGGTGGTGGTTCAAAAATAGAAGAACAAGAACTTAAAGAAAGTGATTTACCATTTTACCCATTAAAAGACCACTATAATAAATCTGATTTATCTCCACAGGCAACTGAAGAAAAAGATTTGTGGAGTTACGAAGATAGAAACGTAACATCAACAACAGGAGATACTCTTATATCTCCACCTGAAATAAAATCACCTGCAGACCCAAAATACCCATATAATAAAGTTATTCAAACTGAGTCGGGTCATATGGTGGAGTTAGACGATACACCAAAGAAAGAAAGAATTGCAGTCGAACACCGTTCAGGAACTTACCATGAAATATATCCTGATGGAACTGAAGTAACTAGAGTTGTAAATGATAACTATACTGTAGTATGTAAAGACAATACACTTTGGGTTGGTGGGAATGTTAATATTCAAGTTCAAGGAAATGCTGATATTACAACAAATGGTGATGTAAATCTTAAATCATATGGAAATGGATTCATTGAGACAACAAAAGATTTAACACTTAAAGCAGGTAATAAAATACTTATAGAAGCTCCTGAAGAAGTAAGAGTAAGAAGTAAGAAATTTACTCCTAACGCATAAGGGAAATAATTATGGGAGAGGCGGAAAAAACTAAAGTAGACCCAGTTGAGGAAGAAATATCTGATAGTCTTCCTTGTCCTGAAGGGGATATATTTGACTTACCAACAGTCGCAGAAATCACAAATGCATTCAATGAAATAGCTGAACTGCCTAATAAACTAACTTCTAAGCTTGGAGAAATGAAAGCAGAAAAAGAGTTAGAAATAGTAGAACTTGAAAAACAATTATCAAACCCCGACTTAACCGAAGAAGAAAGGGAAGCAATACTCAAACAAATAAAAGAGAAAAAAGATTACATAGACAATGTAATCTTAGGTGAGTTTAAAGAAGAAATTGATAAAATTATAGAAGATATTGAAAAATACATAGAAGACTTAAGTGATATATTATCACCATTTTGGGATAAGGAACCACCCAACCGAGATTGGCAAAAAGAAGCACGAGATGCATTTGAAGAGTTATTACAGGAGTTTCATACTTATATACCAACAAAGATTGCAGAACTAGTTTCTAAGTTAGTTCCAATTAACTTTACCGTAAATATTCTTGGACTAGACATTAACATTTTAAAATTAGTTACCTCTCCTGCGTATCAAAAGGAACTTAAAGACCAAATTGCAGGTAAAAATTTTGTTACTCAAATAGTCTCAAAACAGAAAAGGTTAAAAGAGGTTAATGAAGAGATAGAAGAATTTGTTGTTAACCACACTTCAACTGGTAAAACAGACCCTGTTACTGGAAACTATGTAGTTACTTTAGATAATGCTGAAAAACTTAAAGCACTACGAGACGAGAAAGAACAACTAGAAAAGGAAATTGCTGAACTATATGATAAAAAAAGTGAATGGGTTGATAAATTTTTTCAACTCATTCCTGAAGAGTTTAGACAATTTGACGGTGAGTTTGGTGTTTTAGATGATGAGGCAAAAGCGAAGTTAACTTGGAAATATATTAAAACAAAAATCAAAGAATATATACAGAATTGGTTTGTGGCGGCATTTCAAAAACTAATAGGAATCTTTCAAAAAATTTGGGACTTGTTAGGATTACCTGATGGGCCTTGGACGGAATTAACTGATATTATGAACATGGATATTGGTGCATTGATAAGAGAAAGAATACAATCAATCAAAGACAAATGGGAAGAAACAAAAGTTGGAAAGGGAATAAAAATTAAAAAATTAAAAAAGGAAATTGAAGAACTAGAAGAAAAACTTGCAGACCCCGATATTAGTATGGCAGACCATATAAAATTGAGTGAAGAACTAAAACTAAAGATTGAAGAAAAAGAAAAATTAGAAGACGAGTTACTTGAAGAGATGGACAAATTTCATGCAGATGTAAGAGAGGCATTAGAGGGACTTAACATATTTGGTTATGATATAATAAAAATTATAGGTGGTAAAATTGAATCGGCAACTGCATCACTAGAAGAAGAGATTGCAGAAATCAGTCTTGCATTTGAAGATTTTAAAATGAACTGGCATAAAAAAATAATGTTTGATTGGGTTACTATAGTTAAGAAGTTTCTTACTGCAATAGGATTAGGGCCACTTTTTGATTTCTTACTTCTTACATGGTGCGACTTCTTAAAACTTATTGGAATGCCTACAAACATTGGTTTAAATATTGTTGGAGTCGCAGGTCTTGTGGCAATTACTAAAAAGGAAACTAAAAACTCTCCAAGAAAAATTAAGGAAGAAGGAAATGTTGATGGGATTGCATATACTAAAGTGAAAAACGAAAGTCAGGTAGACCAAACAGAATTTTCAGTTACAACTGGAACAGGAACACTTCATGCATTTGTAAACGGAGTAGAGATTGAACATGGAAGTGGAGTAACAATTTCAGGAGGCACTGCAACATTTGATACAGCACCATTAACCCAATCAGAATATGATTCAGGAATTTCTAAAGATGTTTCCTTAATTAGGATTTAAAGTTTAACTCATTGTATAAATAGATATATGGCAATACAAACAACAGACATAACTAATCAAAGTAAACAAGTTGCGACTAAAGGGAATGCATATTCTGATTTAGATTTGACATTTAGAGCTCACCCTCAAACAGGAGATGTTGTTGTTAGAACTGATGTAGAAGCAGTAAAAAGAGCAATACGAAATATTATTTTAACCAATAATTATGAAAGACCTTTCAAGCCAGGTTTTGGTGGTTCTATAAGAAATTTATTATTTGAATTAAATACAGATAGGAAATTAAGAAAAGTTCAAAAAAGACTTGTAGAAATGATTTCAATGTTTGAACCTAGAGTAAATAATGTACAAGTTAGAATTGCAGATTTAGATACTAATGAAATTAGTTTAACAATATACTATTCAATTATAAATGGTCTTCCTAATCAGAGTATGGAAATGGCCGTAACAAGGGCAAGGTAATATGGCAATAAAAAGTTCACAAATAAATGTTACAGACTTAGATTTTGAAAACATAGCAGAAAATCTAAAGGGGTATTTACAAGGTCAGGAAAAATTAAAAGACTATGACTTCGAAGGTTCTACTATGTCAGTACTAGTAGACTTACTTGCATATGCATCACACATTGGTGCAGTAAATACAAATATTGCAGGAAGTGAATTGTTCTTGGATTCTGCTCAAATCAGAAAGAACGTAGTATCTCGTGCAAAGGATTTAGGATTCGTTCCTGCATCAGAAAGTTGTGCAAGTGCAATCGTAGATATTGCAATTAATAACGTAAGAAATTCAGACGGAAGTTTTCCAACATCTGCAGAAATGCAATTAGAAAGAGGAAATATATTTGAAGCTGTTTTTGATGGAATTCAATATCAATTTGTAGTTCCTAATACAGTCAAACCAACTCAAAATGGGACAACATATAACTACGCAAGTGTTCCTTTGGTTCAAGGGACATATGCACAAGACCAATTTATTTTTGATTCTCAAATTGGAAATCCAAAATTTGTTTTATCAAATGCAAGAGTGGATAATTCTAGAATAGAAGTTTCTGTTAACTCAGGTGGAGTAAGTTCTGCATATACAAAGGCACTTGACGTATCAAACATTCAAACAACTTCCGAAGTTTACTATACACAAGAAAACGAAGAAGGGTATACAGAAATATATTTCGGAGACGGAACACTAGGTAAAGAACTTATAGACGGAGATATTATTACAGTAACATATATTATAGTGGACACTGTTCATTGCAATGGTATTAAAAACTTTTCACAAATTACTGCAGTGAATGGTTATACTGATTCTACTATCACGACTACGTCTAACGCAAGTGGTGGTGCAGAGAAAGAAGATATAGAGTCAATTAAATTTAAAGCGACAAAGTTCTACACCTCTCAAAACAGATTGGTTACACTTAACGACTACAAAGCAAAAGTAAAAGAGTATTATCCTAACGCAGATGCAGTTGCAGTATGGGGTGGTGAAGACAATGACCCACCACAATACGGAAAAGTATTTCTTGCAATCAAACCATTAAACTCAGATTACCTTTCGGGTTCAGAAAAAACAGAAATTAAAAATAAACTGAATGCATTAAATATGTTAACAGTAAGACCTG